CTTCCCATCTGAATATGGCTGGATAATCAGATGCTCGGAGGAACACAGTAAATTCATTTTTAATAATTGTTTGAACGATGGAAGCAAATGTTTTGACTACAGGGCTGCTGGCTAAGACTAAGCCGGAGGTGATAGATTCTCTTAATAACGGGCAGGGAACGTTCCTTTATAACCATAACATCAAAGAGGTTAAGGTTATTGCAGACAAAGAGGGTGGCATTGAGATTACGACTGATGCGGAACGTGCCACAGGCACGATGTTCCAATATGACAGCGTGAGGGTGGAATATCCAAAAACGGCTGATAATATTTTCAGCACGTTGCTTACTGCAAGATACCCGGCTAAGACAGAAAGTAAGCTGGTAAACGAATATCAGTCTGCCATGCTGGGATTGCTTGCCGAAAGTGCGAAATCCCCCTATGAGAACTTTTTGAAAGACCGTTTGGCTATCCGTGAAATGGTGGATGCCGATTGTGAAACCTATAATATACCGATGGACTTATGAACGAGGTAATGGACTTTGAGGAAACCGAATCCTTGAATGAAGATATTTTCGATTGTGAATACACCTCAGTAGATGCCGTGATTAATGAGGTCACGGTGTTTACGGGATGTAAGGAAAGACAGACAGAGAACGGAACGAGAACACTAATCGCCTATGGCGAGGGTATCGGTGCATCCGCTTTCTATACTGATAGTAAGAAGTTGAAAGATGTTGTTTTAGACCCGAAGCGCAAATATCCATTTCGTGCCGTAATCAAAGTGGTACGCTATGGAACGATGTACGGGTTTAAGTTCTTTCCACCGAATACTCCAATCACGCAGGAGGATAGGGATAACTTTGAGTATTACAAGCGAAACAAGTATAAGAAAAACCGATGATGGAAGAAAGTTTGAAAGTAGCACAAGGCATAAGCGATTTTGGCTTTATGGTGATAGTGTGCGCTGTGTTTCTCTGTTTGGCGGCTGCACTTATGGTAGCTTGTTTCAAGTGGTTCAAGTCTATCATTAACGACATGATTAAAAGCAATCAGTCTATGGTAGCCGAACTTCTGACGGAAACCAAAACCCAAAATGATATGCTCACTGACATTGCAGAGGGGTTAAGACCCGAAACGCAGTTGCGGATAAAAAACATATCAAGCATTTACTTTGACCTTGCCGTTGAGAGGGTTTGCCGTATAATAAAGAAAGTGCGTGAAGAAAACCACATCGCAGACCGTGAAGCCACGAAAGCGAAAGTACACACCTTGATTATGAATATGCACGAGGACAGAAACAGCCGATTTGATGCATATTCGTATCGAGGGAAACGATTGTCAAGCTACACTTCGCCCGAATGGATTGAATGGGTAGAGCAATGTGTGTTGTCAGAGGTTTATGCGGAAACGGTGAACAATGGCAGAGCTTATACCAATGTACAAATGGTATATGACAGAATTAAAATAGATTTTTACCATAAATTGAATCAAGAATGAAGATACTTATAGACAATGGGCATGGAGAAAATACACCGGGTAAACGCAGCCCGGATGGAACTTTCAGGGAGTATGCCTATACAAGAGAAATTGCGGATGAAGTCGTGCGTGAACTGGCTAAACGTGGCTATGTAGCGGAACGCATTGTTAAGGAGAACTTGGACGTGCCTTTGGCTGAACGTGCAAGGCGTGTGAACGAGATTTGCGCCCGATATGGAGCTAATAACGTGTTGCTTGTTTCCATCCACTGCAATGCTGCCGGGAATGGCGAATGGATGAATGCCCGTGGATGGTCTGCCTATACCACTAAGGGCAAAACGAAAGCTGACGAATTGGCAAACCGAATGTATGATGCTGCCGCTTGCTTTATTACCGGGCAAAAGATTAGGCGTGACTATTCGGATGGCGACCCGGATTGGGAGGAAAATTTTTACATCCTTTCCAAGACGAAATGCCCGGCTGTATTGACGGAAAATTTCTTCATGGATAACAAGGAAGATATTGCTTACCTTACATCTATGGAGGGGAAACAAAACATTGTGAACACCCACGTAGAGGGTATAATCCAATACATCAAGGAATATGAGAAATAAAGCGTTTTTGATATTAATCGCCCTCTGTGGGCTTTTGATGGCGGCTACCTTTGGGCTATGGGCTTATTGTTCCAAGTTGAAATCAGAAAAGGAAAGATTGGATGGCAACCAAACCGCCTTGTTGGAGAAAATAAAATTTTACCAAACAGAATCCGGAAAATCCGCTGCTTCTGTACAGGCATTGACTTTATCCAAGTCTGAGGTGGAAAAGCATTGTGCCGACTTGACGAATACCGTTAAGGAACTTGACTTGAAAGTAAAGAGGTTACAAGCGGCTTCCACGAATGCAACAAAAACGGAGGTGGAGGTACAAACCATAGTTAAGGATAGCATTATATACCGTGATACATCCTATCTTAAAGTCCAAGCAATACGATGGAAAGACCCGTGGATAAATGTTGATGGCTTAATCATGCCCGATAAGAAACTGGATTTACGCATACAATCTGTAGATACCCTATTTCAAGTAGTGCATAGAGTGCCTAAGCAATGGTTGTTTTTCCGATGGGGAACAAAGGCTATTAGGCAAGAAGTTGTAAGTAGCAATCCCCATACCAAAATAGTGTATTCGGAATATATAGAATTGAAGAAACGGAAAAAGAAATGATTAGGTGTTAGTAATAGAGTAGAACTTTTGTTCTGAGCCGGGTTCGCTGTGAAGTGCGCCCGGTTTTTCTTTGTCCTTTGAAATAAAAGTCATATCTTTGCAGTACCGATTCTGAAAATCGGTGTTGCATTGTACCCCTGTATTCTTCTTTTGGAGAGGCAGGGGTATTCAACAAAAATGCAAAAGTTCTACTATAGTTCTACGAAAAATTGAAATAGTCTCGCAAGTGACTGATACTCAAAGTTGGATTAGAAGTTTCCTAAATTTTAGATAGGGGTTCGATTCCCCTCGGAGCTACTTTTCAAGCCCGTCTCCATTAAGGTGGCGGGCTTTTTGTTGCTTGTTGAATTCGGCTATTATTTCTTCCTTTTTTGTTTTTCTACGAAAAAACAAGAAATCAATCGTTCTGTGTTGAGTTGAAAAATATGGGATTTAAAATTGCGTGATTCTTGTCGTTACTTTTCGGAACTGCTCTTTATAACCGGCTAGGTTATAGCAAACCGGAATGGTACTGTTGCCGACACGGTATATGCCGAATTTGAAGTAATATCCTTCTTCGTCATTGCGGCCAATCAGTATCTCCTCATTGTTTACGATATGTTCTTTCACTTCCTTTTCTGATTGACGGTAGGACATGGTTACGTCAAGAAGTCCGGGTTTAAGAATGGTTTCTTTTTCTTTTCCATATTCGGTCCAGTCTATATTTACCTGAAAAGTTATCCAGCAATCTTTGGGGAAATTCTCGAATGGCATTTTATATGCTATTGTCGAGGTTTTGAAGGTAGAGGTGACTGGATGCATGATTTCTGCCTTGTCAGGATTGGCATTACAGCGGTCGGTCTTGTCCGTCAGCCATTTGCGGTCCGAATTGGCTTTGATGTAGAAATAACCTTGTGAAAAGCCGAAGGCAAGCGGGGGATAACCGCCTTGTTCTATCAGCCAACCGTTCGGTTTCCCTGCTCTGTAGAGGGTATCTCCTTGGGCGTTGATTTTGATAATTTTATCATATGCCGTATTTTTCTTGAAAATCATTCGCCTCTCCAGTTCCAGAAACTCCTTGGTACTGAGTCTCATTACTTTGCCATCAGGGTCGGACACAAGTGTACGGCTTGGCATGCCGTGCCATTGGGCAAAGATGGTAGATACGTTTTTGTCAAGGGTATGTGGAATGTAAACAGAGAATGTGTAGCTCATGGATGAACCTTGCGGGCAACTTCCCTTGCCATAATGATAGACGGTCTTCATCTTTTGAGCATTGGGATATTCATCTGCCGGATAGTTTTTGAAATCGTCGGATACGGCATAGCAATAGCATAGTTCGGCGCGACCTTTGGTTTCTCCTTTAGAGTAGCCTTCCAGAGTGTTGTCATCTTGTTTCAGCTCAAAACGGTAAGAAGGCTGTCCTTGAAAGGGACGGGAGTAGTCCAGTTGTATGGCATGGGACTTATTGGTACCTACGGCCACCCAACAGCCGTCGACAATCTGTCGGATACGAGCAGAGTCGGCCTGTACATTCACACGTTCCTTGATGGGAGTTAATTCCGGCCATTCCATTATTTCGGGCAAACCTTTTCTTGATTTCACTCCATAGAAGTTGGATTGGGATTTGTTTTTTGCCCGGATAAGGCGTAGTTTGCATTTTGTTGATTTGTCAGGGGCCAGCGTTACGCTTTCTCCGGTTTTCAGGTCCAGTTCATAGGTCTCATTACCCAGCGGTTTGATGGAGACGGTACGTCCTGCAGATAGCTGATGGACGGCATCCCATCCGGATAACTGTATACGGCAAGGTTGTCCTTTTTCACTGGTCAGGCTGACCCATTCGGTTCTTCCGTCTTGGCGTTGAGCCGAGACGGTAAATCCTCCTTCCGCCCTGAGGGCATGGAAAGCACAATCTTTCCAATGGTCTGGCACAGCCGGGAAGATACGTATAGTCTCATCCCAGCTTTGTATAAGCAGCTCAGTAAGGGAGGCCGCAGCACTTAATGGGGTTTCTATTACCGGATTCTTGCCTTGACTTTCCACATAGAATGTATTGGGTAGCAGAATGCTGATTCCGATTGGTTTGTTGATGAAATGTGCCAAGCGTTCGTAAGCCTTGTTACCGTTACCCAAATAGGCATATAGAGAAGCTGCTCCGGTATAGGAATATCCTGCTAATCCTTTCCCATCTTCTAAAGACAACCAGTGTTCGATGGATTTCTCCAGGAATTTACGGTTCTCTGGTACATCGGGATGTAAAAGTCGGAAAGGGTAGAAGGCCAATAGGTGCGAATAATGGCGGTGGGACTTCTCCAGCGGTTTGTTGGCGGCAATCATCAGACCGTTTTCATTGGTGGGATATGGAGCCAGTCGTGTCAGGATTTCTTTCCAGCGTGCATAGTCGGGATGAGTGCTTGAAGTTCTGTCATGACATGCTATCAATGTTTGGAGCAACCAGCTCAGTGAAGCTAATCCGTAATTGCTGTCATTGTATTTTTGGAACCCTTCATATTCGGGAGACTCAATATGGGTGAGATGCCATGTGTTTTCTTTATAACACAGTATTTTATCGAATACGGCAAATGCGTCCAGTGCTTTTGGAACTACTTGTTGTTTGATATCTTGCCAGTCAGCACCGGCATATCGCAGGTACATATAATAGTTTTGCAATGCCCAGGTGTAGTCACCTATCTTGCATGGTTCAATAGAACGGACAAGTGAAGGAAACACTTCATCCATCAGTCGCTGGAAGTTTTTGCCTTGTTCCATCCTATTGGCTGGTCCTATGGGCATATAAGTCAGTTGTATATTTAGGTTCCACCAGAAACTGGGCCATGGGCTCAGTTTGAAGAAAGTGCCCATTACGTCCATTGCCGGGCCATCCGGATGAGAACAAGTGGCAAGTTTGTACATCTGTATGAAATAAAAGTTCTCCAGTTTTTTGTCCGGAATGGAAAGGAAAGAACGTTCGTGGTAGGCATTCCACCACTGGCGTGTCTTTTGTTTCAACAATTTAGTTCCTGTAATCTGTGTTGCTTCTACAGTCTTCATGGCTTTGGCAAGAGAGAGGGATGAAGCCGGCACTTCATTGGCTGTAGACACGTACAATACGGAACGTGATTTTCCGCCCGGCACCTCTTTCCAGTAGGTTGCATAGTCTCCTCCCGCCAACAAGGACTGTACCCAACTACCTTCTTTGTCTTTTTGGTCGACGACAGGTGCGGGGTTGTCCTTGTATTTTAATTTTTCTTTCAAATGGGGAAATACTCTTATGCGGGGAGAGCATGGGTTCCCGGGAATCCCCTTCCAGCGGTAAGGGACTCCGGAGGAAACTTCCACGATATTCACTTCTTCGGGTTGGGGAGTATAGGCGTGGAAAGTCAAGTCTCCTTTGTCTGTTTTTAGGTGTCCGGTCAGTTCGGCATTGTAAATGTCGAGATAAAAAGTGCCTGAAAGTATCTTCCCTTCAGGGAATAATAGCATTTTACCGACATCAAGCCTGCAAAAATCCACCATTTTATCTGCCTCTTCCGTGCCGATGGAGGTTTTTCGGTAGGGAGCTTTCCTATGATCTGTGACATCGGGACGTCCCAGATGGAAAACTAATGCATTGAGTGTGGAATCGGCATATACCATCATGCCGACCAATCCATTACCTAAAAAAGCACCTTCATTCCATTGCATGGGTAATTGTTCCCATATCAAGGCATGTTGGCGCATATACTTTTCCATGTCCGGAAACGAAGCTCCGGACATGGAAGTACATATGAAAAACAATAAAATTACGATTTTGATTGTACTACGCATAAATTTATTCCTTTTAGTTGGGCAACGGTATCATTGCTCTACGACCATAGTTAAATTTCAGACCTCTTTTATAAGCTTCAGGACCATATAGGTCTTGGATATCCATTTCACCCAAGTTCACGAGGATTCCCCGCGCCATGAGTCCGGCATCTTCGTTTTCAAGGCGTGGCAGGGTTTCTGCGGCTTCTCTCAGCTCCGACAGGAAAGGACGGATACAGTCACGCATATCAGGGTCTAAAGATAAGCATTCCAGTGAAGAGTACCCTATTTTTCTGTATTTTTCCTCTGTGGCAATAATTAGGCGGGCAACGCTTTCTTGACTTTTACCCAGATAGGCTGCGGCATAGGCGGCTTCGGAAGCGATGTAGGGATTACTGTCTTGGAGGAGTGCCAACAAGGCTTGCGGACAAGAAGATATTTGCTTTTCTCTGGCAAGTTTGGCATATCCTACTACTCCCCAGAATCTCATTTCGGATAGCGGATTGGTAATTGCTTCTTCTAACATAGACAGAGAGGCGGTGGTTGCTGTTCCAGCTGTTTCAACAAGAGTATAAAGTTCGTTCAGAGGATATTTCTCCTTGCGCACTTTGTCGTAAAGAATATGACCGGTGCGTGAAGTGGGAAGGAAGAACCCCAAATCACCGGTGACACGAATATGGTCAGATAGTGCTTGGCGCATTTTGGACAAGATTTCTGCATATTCGGGAGTACCGGATAAGTCGTGCAGTTCATCCGGATCTTTTTCAAGGTCAAACAGCATTTCTGCCGGATGGGCTTCGAAAGTCAGTTTCCAGTTAGGGTTGGTATTATGCCCTTCCAATACTAGTTTATCCCATGCTTTGTTGGAAGGCATTCCCCATTGATAATAATTGCGCAGGGCAAACTGACGATAGGGGATATAACTACGGATATATTTGAAACGCCCATCGGTAACGGCGCGTACCGGCATGAAATGATGCAATTGATTGGCTGCTAATGCAAATTGCATCTGGCGTTTTTCTTTGTTTGCAAACTTGCCGTAAAGTGCTTTGCCCTGCATCTGTTTGGGTGGTTTTACCCCTGCAAGACTAAGTACGGTAGGCCCTAAATCCGTGAAGTTGACCAAGCTGTACTCTTTGCCTGAAGCCTGCTTGGCCAGGTGTTGCCATTTGGGCGGGAAATAGACAATCAGAGGTACTTTTAGACCGCTTTCGTACAAATATCCTTTACCACGGGGTATACAACCGCCGTGGTCACTGAAGAAAAATATAATTGTATTTTCATCCAAGCCTTTCTCTTTCAGGTCTTTCAGGAAGAATCCCAGCCAGGTATCCACGTCTTGTACTGCTTCTAAATGACCGGCATAGTCGGAACGTACTTCCGGCAAGTCGGGAACATAAGCAGGCAATGAAAGCAGTGCCGGGTATATGCCTTCCCGTGTGTAATCTCTGCGTCCGTCTGTATGGAAAGTTCGGATGCGTCCCATGTGTGAGGTTACCGTGTTGAATACAGCGAAAAAGGGTTGGTTCTTTTTTCGTTTGGGACTATTGTATGAGGCTTTGTTGCTACATTCGTCCCAACATATTTTATTGTCAGTGGTAGAGT